TAGGGGCATCCTTGGCTTTAGCTTTTTCAAAGTTATCTACAAACTTATCATACTTAGGAGTTCCTTCTTTTAGACCTGCCTTAATTGCTTCTTCTCTAGGATTTAAACTAACGTCAGAAACACGGCCTGCTTTAAGACGTGTAGCAAACTGAACTAAGTCGGGAAGTACGTTTCTTGTGAATTGGTCAAAACCTAAATTAAGCGCCCCACCAAATAAAATACCTTCAGGAATAGATTTTAATTTTTTTAAAAGTAGTTCTTCATTAGAAAGATCACCCTCTACAAAATCGTGAATAGCATCTTTTGCAGGGCTTGCAAGGTTTGACATAAAATCTACGAACAAAGAATCTTCTTCGTCGGTAATCAAAAAGTCAGAAACGGCACCAAGCTCCGCACCCTCTAAAGCCACTCTACCAAAACTATTTATTTTAGATTGATTAGAAATAATATTTCCCGCAACACTGTGAATCTCACTCATGCCTCGGCCTAAAGTTTTAAATCTACCTATGCCTCCCGCAGCAAGCATACCTGTACCAAAACGAGTTATGCCCCCTGCAAATCCTCCGACTGTTGTTTGGCTCTCACCAAAGACAGTATCAGAAAGTTGATCTACTTTTTTTCCAACCTCAGATTTGTTTGCAAATAAACCTTGAGTAGGTAAGTTTTTTAAATATGGAATATTATTCTCAGGCGTGTACTGTTTTACGATTTGTTCAATACCCGTAAATCTTTCAGCTAAATCAGCGACTAAGTTAATACTGTCAAAGATGTCACCTATTCCACGTGGAACACCTGCCGCAGCAGAAGCTACAACATCTTTTACCATGCCGCGCTTATTGTCTTTAGCCTTCTGATCTGCTTGCGCAGATTCAACAGGCGTTTGTACTTTTGGAGGTGTCTCGTCTAAAACTTCTTCTGTTACCATTTATCAACCTACTGATTTTGTTGTTTCTGAGCTTCTTCTTGTTTCTGCCTAAAAGATTTAACGTCTCTATCTAAAAGCTTACGTCTATTATCAACAAACTTTAACTGTGCAGCTCTATCTGAAGGAATTAAAAAACCTTTTTCTTCTCGTAAATATTTTATGTAATTATACCTGAATGTACTAGATTCAGGAGTCATGTTGTTTGTGTTTTGTGTAATAGCGCCCCAATACTCCACGTCTCTCGCATCAAACTGTTGGGGGTTTTGTGGAAGCTGAGAAACTGCTTGGTCGCCCGTGTAAATATCTTGAAGGTACTTCACTGTGTTTAAAGACTTAAAAGAATCCTTAACTGTTTTATATCTATTGCTATATGACTCTGGAAGATTCTGCTCTAATAAACGTGCAGCTTCGCTCTTCCCAACAGGTGTCTGTATCTTAGAAAGTAAAGGTGCGGCGTTAGCAGGATTTTGAAGCACTTGCTCTATGATAAAATTATCAGAAAGCATGGCTTGCCTTTGTGTGAAGTTTGCTAAGTTTGAAATTTGATATTCAGAGACACCTTGCTTTTTATATAAGTCTTGAGCATCTAACTGAATTTCAGCTAAACCTTTACCCGCATAAGGGTTTTGACTGTCTTGTGAAACTACGCCGTCTGGAGCAGAAGTCGCTTCTAAAAGTGCAGAAGAAATATCATTGAAGTTTTGTAGCTGCTGTTTCTTTAGTAAATTCTCTTGAATGTTTGCCTGTCTAATTTGTCTGTTCTGAATACCATTTACAGCTTTTAATCTTTGCCCTGCAAGTTTGGCTCTCGACTGATCTGCTAGAAGTGGGTTTTCTTTATATACACCAAACGGGTCTAATTGAATAAACGCTTCCGCTTTTTGAAAAGAATCACGCACTTCATTCAAATTGTCGCTTGTGATTGTAGTAGTCATTTCTAAATATGTTTTAGATAACTGATTAAAAGATTTTTTTAAAACTTCGTCGCCTTCAAATTGGTCAAGCGTACCTGAACCCACAGCGTCTACTACAGAAGCTTTCATTGTCTCTGCATTTATAGACATGTCCTCAAATGAACCGACCATAGAACTCTGCCCTAAACTGTCTAATCCCTGAAGAAATACGGCCTTGTTATTTTGGCGTGTGATCTTTAAGTTTTCGTTCGCAAGTGAAGCTACAGCGTGACCGTTTCTAGCAATCTCTCTTTGCTGATAATTTTCATAAGCTCGGCCAGACATCCCTTGCTTTGCCTGATTATCAAATTCCGTAATTCCTTTTTCAATCAGCTCAGTATCGTAAGTTCCGTCAGGCTTTAAAGAGTTCGCTCGTAAACTCTGCAATGCTTTTTCTTTTTCAGCTTGATAAGTTATTACGTCTTTAGTGTCTGTTTGCTTTTTTTGAAAATCAGCGTACTGCACAGCTTGGTTTGAAAAGTTATTTGCGACCTTCGCCACGGCGTCTTCAGCAGCTCCGAAAAATCGGGACTGAGGAAGTTGTGAAAAAGGCACGTTCGGGTTCGGCCCTTCGCCTTGGAATGTTTTAATCTTTGCCATCGTTTTCCTTTAAGCTATAGGGGCCGCATTAAAATTTGTCGCAGTAGAACTAGAGCCGGGAACTTTCCCGCCGCCCCCACCAGTATCAAAACCGCCGTCCATACCTATCTTAGCAATCGTGTTTCCAATTCCACCTAATGCACCGATGATATCACCTCTGGCCTGATCTGCGGCAAGCTGAACACCCATTGACGCTTCCAATCTAAGTTGTCTTTCTTTAAATGCACCCTCTAATTTTTTATTTAAAACTGTACGGCCAAAGTTTTCAAAACTTTTCATTTGAGCTTGCACACTCGCACCACTAGAAACAGACACACCACTCGCTGCAAAACTTACAGCTTGATTACCAATGTTTTCTTGTAACTGATCTTTTAAAAGTTCAATCTCACTTCGAGTACGTCTTGCGACTTCTTCAGCTTGTAATCGCTTTTCTCTTGCGATCTGAGCTTCCATTTTTTTACGCTTACTACTTCCTATGATAGAAGAAAAAGCGGAAACGACAGAACCCGCAATAGCTCCACCAATAGGTCCGCCTACAGCAAAACCTATCCCGGTCGCCGCAGCAGAAGCTACTCCCATAAATGCATCACTAGCCATCGTTTACTTCCCCTTTAATATTCCACGCTATAATTTCAAAAGGATAAGGTGCCTCTGTTTCAATATACCCACGTACATCTTTAGAACTTTCTTGGTCAGGAGATATATCTTTAAATCCAGTAAATAATTTTAAGCTAACTCCGACAACCATATTGTCAGCGTCATAAGGAATTTTTTCTAAATAAGAACCGTCAGTATGACCTATGTAGCCGCCATACGATCTGTACAGTCGTATGTGGTGACGGTTTATATGTTTCTTGGCGTCTAAGTTCCCGCCGTTTAAACCGCCCGTGTTAGGCTCAATACTTAGTGTTTGGTGTGTAGATTTATACCTGAAGCCCGCAATAATAAAGTAGACGTCCCTGTCCAAAACGAGCGTCCCTGCATTATCAACTAAAACGTCTTTAATCCAAAACCCGTCTGCGAAAACATCTACTGTTTTGTTAGCGTAAAAAGCCCCAAGCGTCCACGTATCAGTGGCCACTCCCGAAATTTGCCTTTCTGAAAAATCTAAAAGCACAGGCAAATCTGACTCGGAATAATCGTCTACAACAAGCCTTACGTTCATTTCTACGTAAGGGTATTCTTTAGCAATCTTCTCTAAATAGTAAGTGCCCCCACGCTTGGTTACAAAATATTGAAAGCCTTGAGACGTATTTGTTTTTATAAAACACGTGCTTCTAATATCTACAAACTCATCTTCAAAATTACCAAGCTGCACTCTGGTCCAAGACTGTATTCCGTCTTCTCTCGAATACCTCAAGGCAACAACAGAGTTCGTGGGCTGTAAGTAAAAATAAACAATATCTTTGTCGTCGTCGTAAGACATTTCTTTAACAGCTAAATTATCTAAGTTAAATCCACTATCATCCGAAAAGTTATGCTCCATGATTTCGTCATTAGCTAAATTCAAATCGTCAGCAAGATACTTACGAGCAGAACCGTCGTAACGATAAGCATATACAGTTTTTCTGTCTGCACCTAAAAACAAAGAAGCTTCTTTGGTTTTTACAGAAAGCGTAGACCTAGATTTCTCACTTGTGCCAAACGCTACTCTTATAGAATCAAAAGCATAAATACTATCTTCGGTTCCTGAAATGTTATTTACACCACCAAAGTTACCAACTTCCATAACCTCGGATTTACTTAACCAGTTACGAGTCGTTAAAAATTCAGAAGAAGGAATGAAATCAAACGGATCAGATTGTATTTTTGTACCGCCGTATTTTAAAAGAAGCGGTCTTTGAGTATATCCCAATGTCGCAGGTGGGACTGTTACTTGAAGTGCTACGAAATCCATTAGCTCGTTTGCAAATCTGTACTGATTGAAAAAGAAAGCGTTACCTGTAGCAGAGTTAAAAAATCTACCCTTACGAGAAAACACTAAACGCTGATCTTGAAAAATTAAATTATCAGGAAATCCCTGCCGTACAGTAAACGCTTCAACACTAAAATCAGAAGTGCTTAAGAAGTCTGGTGAAGCTAAAGCTACGGTAAAAAGCGGAGTAGTCCTATCGTCTAAGACAAGTGAAAAAGTATGTGTATCAGAATAATCTGGGTCTAAGATATCTCCACCAAAAGATAAATCTTTTGTTCTTCCAGAAGGGCTATTTATATATCTTAAAATGTAAGTGCCAGCACCAATATTTAAACGGATGTAAGTCTTAACACCTGCAAGTGGGTGTATTTTGTTCGACACAGTGACGACACTACTCCATGCAGAAAAGGCACTAGATACTGGGTTCCAATACTGCGCTCTTATTGTAAATTGGTTTGCGTCACTTCCGATTCTCTGAATACCAATGCTCAAATCAGAATTTAAATTAGGTTGTTCAAATGGCAAACCTAAAACCGCAGACAAATAAGCGTCAGGATAAAATCCGGGATTCGTAGTTTGTAATCCAAGCTTTGCAGGTTGTGGGAAAAACAAATTCGCATCCGCATTGTATGAAAAATAGAAAGGCTCAACACTTCCCGTCTCGTGACAAAACAAAAATAAGTTTTGAAAACTCGTCATCTTCCAACCGTAAAGGTCAGTCCAAGCAAGTGAAGAACTCTCAGGTAAAAGTAAGTCTGTAAATAGTGAAGTAAAATCTTGGGAAGGGTCTAATGGTAAAGTGTACGTGTTTAAATATCTTTCCGTATCTCCAAAAACACCTTCACCTTCAATTTTATAAAAATCAAAAGTTAAATTATAAAAAGAACCTTGAATATTAAAACCGCCGTCCCCATAATCGTCCCCTAATTCTGCCTCATCGTTTTCATCAAAGGTTGAAACATACACCATTGCTAAAAAAGAAAGGTCGTCGCCAATAAAAAAAGGTATAGCTCTTACGTTATCGTAAGTAGAGGAAACAATAAATCTAGGGCTTGGACCTTTAATAGTCCCAGCTCTGCGCTTCATCCCTTTGTTTTTTGTAGTATAAGAGTTTTGTAAAAAGCTTACGCCTTTTTTCTCTTCGTTCGAGGTAGAGAGGACAAGATTTTTTTCAGAAATTTCACCTCTCGAAAAGTCAAAAAATGAATGTTTGAAATCTGCCATCTAATACTCTGTTATCCTTGTAGACCTGCCTGCACGAGCGGCCATCACACGGCCCTCACCTTCATACTCCATGTCATAAAGCGGAGTGCTCTCGGTCGCTGAACTGTTTCTTGCTAGTGCTAAACTGTTTTGAAATTCTCGAAAAATATCGGCCCTTAGTGTCCGACTTCCTTTTAAAGACCAAGCCAAATCAATCGCTAAATACTCAGCAAATAAACTTACAAACTGAGAATCATAAGTGTCCACATCTTCATTTCTAAATACGTAAAATAAAAACATTTCTGTAGAGTCAGCTAAGATTTTATTTCCTTCTCTGGAAAATCTGCTGTCGCAATCAATCTTTAAAATCTTAAGACAATCTGAAGGGATCAGAAATTGTGCGCCAAAATCAAATAGAGGCACTTCACTGTCCTGTGCTAAAGCAATACGTTTACGTGCAAATCCCCATGGATGCATACGTAAAAGCTCGTCTCTTTTTAAGTAGTATAAATCTCTTAAAAGACGTGCCCTGTTATTGTTTTCGGATAGGGCGGTGATCGGTGACTCGCCTAGTTTTGCTAATGCTAAATTACAAATTTTTATATCGGTATAGTTTACTGCCACACATCCCCCGTTTAAACGCTAAAAAACCCCCTACTGTCTATGGCAGTAAGGGGCAGGCAAATAAGAAAGCAGCTTACTTACCTATAACTTGCATTACAATACGAATTTTCTTTGCATCCAAAACTGTCGGTGCAGTAGTAAACACTAATTGCAAAAACACTGGACGATTAAACTCTAGCAAAAAGCCAGCAGCGTCCGAAGTCATTACGTGCTCCGGTGTGCCTGCCGCTAAAGTAGAAGCCGCCAAGAACGCTGTAGTGCTTGCAGTTACAACACTTGTCTTGTCGCCAAGAGCTGTGTTGGAAGTGTATCCAGCAGTGTACACGCCAGTCGCAATGTCTTCTGTGTTAACAACACGAAGAGAAAGGACTTTTGAGTTTGCTGGAATTTCGCAAGACCAAACAACGTCGTTTGATGCAACGACTGTGTTTATTGGAAATTCGTCATAAATAGTAATCACTTCACCCGAAGCAATATTCTTTTCCAGAATTTGCTGTGGTTTATCAGTGAAAGCATCCGCATTATATCTTGATCTAAAAATAGCCATTTTAGTTTCCTCCTAAATTATGCGGCTTTCGCAATAAGTTCGATTACTTTTACTTCTTCCATACGTACTGCGCCTAAATGCATGTCTGCATAAATTTGTGTTACGTTTGAAAGGTCCGGTCTTTTATCAATTTCCACTCTCATGTCTTGGCCTTGAGACAGTAAAATACCGTCATTGTACCAAACCAAACAACGATCATAAATCGCAGTACCAGTGTTTGTACCTGAACCAATGGCTCCAGTAGCGTTACTGTATGTGATCTGTGCGTTGTCTTGAGCCAATCCATTATAAATATGGAATTTGAAACCCATGAACGTGTCGATATCACCCATTACAAGTGCTTTAACAGCAGCATAATCCATGCTTGTAATAGTTGGATCGTTTAACATTTGCTCGATCTGAGCACCACGAAGTGCAATGTTGAACATCGCTCCGTCTACAGCTAAATCTGAACCTGTTCCGACGTTAGCATCAAAAAACTTACGTTTGATTTTTGCTAATGTACGAATGTTTAAGTTCCCGATATCGCCAGTAGTTGTACCGTCAAAAGCTACGATTTTTTGAGTCGTAGGAAGAACAACAGGTACGATACCTTTTTGACCAGTGAATGCAGTTCCAAGACCAGCTTCATAAATAACTTGATCTTTTCTACGCATAAACGCCATAGTCGCCGCTTTTGTAAGGGGAGATTCTGGGTCGTGAACCATTTTGACTTTGTCGATCTTGTCGATCAAATCTGCCCAGTCATAGAAGTCAGCTTGAACTGAACGTCTGTCTCTGTCAGTGCTTACGATCTTAGTCTTCTGAGCACGCTCAGTTCTTTTGTTCGTAGCAGTCGCTTCATAAGAATCATAAAAAATTGATTCTGCGCCATAATCATGGCTTTCCATTCTAACTTTTCCAGCTAAAACTGAAGTCGCTTGTTGTGCTTTGTGAAATACGTTCGACTTAAACGCATCCGCATAATGCTTTGGTACTTGAATTGAATCCATTTGTAATGGCCTCCGTGAGATAGTTTAAAGAAAATTGCTGCTTGTTTCTGGGTAGCCGTAATCTATGGTTGTCCTGAAATCAGGGGCAAGATTCTCGAAGCTAAGACGGGTTGTCCTTTCGGGGCCGTAAAAATTTCAATAAAAGCTTCGGGCCTAATTCAAAGGGTTGTCGAAGCTTTATCTCTAAAGTATGAACTAAGTTCATTAAAAAATGCAAGCGAAATTATTCGCCCGCACGTAAATAAGCATGAAGTTTTAAATTCTCATCGACTAACGACTTGAATCTTGCAGAGGTCTTTCTTGAATAGTCCGGGTCTGATAAGATTTCCTTAATCCGAGCTTTTGCCTGATCTGGCGTCATCGCTCCGCTATGAACTCCGTCGTCGTCCACCGTTTCTTCTGAAAACTTTTCTTGGGCGAGCTTCATAAAAGCTTTAGCAAAAAGTGGGTCTTTTAAAATACCACGCTCATTTAACACCTGCATTTCTTCCGGTGAATAAATATCTTTCGCCACTTCTCCCGCAAGCTTTCTATACTTATCAAAAGCCTCACCGTACTCCGCTTTTAATTGCTCCACTTGCTCAGTGATAATTGCCGAATGATGGGCGACCGCTTCTTCTTTTTGTTTAGCATCAACTTCTTGGATGTAATCAAAAATTGAAGATAAACCTTTTTCAGTTACACCATTTGTAGCAGCAAGCTCTTTAATCTTTCCGCCAACATCGTCAGGCAAATTATATTTTTTAACATCTAAGTTATATTTCTCTTTATCAGGTATTCCCGCTTTTCTCCAAAAATCCTGAAGCTCTGTCTCAGAAGTTTTCTCATTCGGAAAAGGATTCTTACCTACTGACTTTCTCAATTCTGCATAACTTTTTGCAAGAGACCCCACGTCTTCAAATCTACGAAGTGATGGGTCCGTCCGCAGACTTTCGTCTAGGCCATCAAGCCATTTTGAAGAGTTTGTAATTTGATCTTTTTCAATTTCACCCACACTTTTCTTAGCCGGAGGTGTCCCTTCTGAAGGTGTGACTGCTGCTTTTGTTTCTGCCGGAGCTGCCGCAGGCGGCGTGACTCCACTTAAAAATTCTAATTCCAATTTTTTCCCCTTTGTTAGTTATCTATGTAAACCGTTACTAAATGCCGAAGCAATATCTTCAAACTTTGCCTTATCGTCTTTGCCCTCTACCGATGACATAAATGTGTCTTGGTATTGGTGGGCATCTAAAATCTCTTTTAAATTTACTTCGTTGTATTGAAGAATTGCTAAAACATATAAGATAACAGAACGCCTTCCCTCATTGTAAGACGTCACGTGAGGATGCTCTGGATCAAAAGACGAATGAATCATTTTGCAAAACTTAAGCAAGTCCTGCAAAACAAAAACGCTCTGCGGACCTGAAAATGTTGCCTGATAATTTCTATTCTTTAAAACTTCAAAATGTTCGACCGTAGTCTTTTCTTCACTCAAAGGCTGCCTCCTTTGTTAAAATTTATTTAACTAATCTTTTGTAATGCGTCTGCTGATTGTTTCGCAGTTTGCGAATCTTGTAAAGCTGCTTCACGCTCCATTTGATCTGCCTGCTGATCGGCTCTTTGTTTTCTCAACGCCTGAACATCACCCTCAGTTCTAAGTAAGTAAGACGGCGCACTAAGACTGAACGCTTGGTACTTAACAAATGCATCAAAATCTATGTTATCAATCATTTCAGGATTCATTTGCGCCGCATTTTGAATACTCGCAAGCCACTTGTTAGCGTTTTCTGCCAACACTGTTTTCTGCACTCTCGCAATCTGACTTGAATACTTAATACCTATGCTTTTGTTTTCTAACAACTTAGGAATTTTTAAATCTTTAAATATCCCAGCTCTCTCGCAAAGCGCGTCAAGACGTCTCACCAATGGAACTAATTTCTCATTGTGCTGACGAGCAAGCATCGGAGATAAACTTCTCAAATCCTCATCACGCTTCGCTTGCACCTCTAGGGTCGTCGCTCTTTGAAAGTTAGGAAGCTCAAGCTTATCATTGTTAAATCCGTTCTTAACCGCAGTAGTCAAGCGTTCTAGCATGTCCACACCAATGTCATGTCGTGAGTTAGGATTAAACGCTATAGGCGCATCCGCACCCGGACGACGATAGTTGACTGCACCCGGATGCATACGAAATCCCGGATAACCTCCGTCATCGGTCAACACCACAGGAGGCTTACTATTCATTTGCGCACCCTGAATAACTACTCTTTGCAATTCATTTAAAGACAACATGTCAGGCAAAGTTTTCATCGCATGACTTCTGCCGTAAACTTCATGGCTTGATTTAGTTAATCGAGATACTGCATATAGCTCTTCGTTATATCCATTTTGCTTTATCAACATATTCTTTTCAGCAAACACTGTCGCCATTACAAAAGGTCTGTTGATGATTTTTATTTTATGGTTTTTGTAAATCTCTTTAGGTTGAATAAATTCAATGATCTTAAATTTCTGCCGAGTATCTTTTAAAAGTTTTTGAATAAAATCTTGAGCCATACCCGGAGAGTCAGCATAAAACTTCTCTATCCAATCTGTCCCGTATTTTCTTACAATGTTATCGCCTGTAAATAGTTTTTCTCTACCGACCTGATCGACAACACCATAGGGGTTTTCAGCGATTACGTAGTCGTAAATAGGACGTGCTTCAAAACGAATGATCTGATCTTTGTCATCTTCCATTCTTAAAACGTCAGTGCCTAGAACACCTAAGTCTAAATAGTTTTCATGTACTTCTGTGTGAAAGTTTGATTCGTTTAACACCGAGTGCGCAAGCTCAGTGCGCATATCTAAAAATTTCTTTACTTCAATGTCTGTGTCTATCTGCGGGTCGCCTGTGTAATATTCAAAAAATTGCACAGTAGGGTTTGTTAAAAACGAATGAAGCGCATTTGCATGAACCTCATTTGCTTGAATACCTACTGAAGACACGACCCTTGTTTTCTTCTGACCTTGCGTTGTCTTGTCAAACACAAAACTCTTTCTCGGAAGGTATAATTCTAAAACTTCGTCAAACAAGTTTGTCCAGTTCGACTTCTCTTCATTCATTTGATCGAATCTGCGAATCACATAATTCGCTAACTCTTTTTCTTCTTGTATAGTCAAACTCAAATCCCCTTAACTAAAATTTCCCGATAATAAACTAAATGATTGGCGATCTAAGCCCGGTGTTAAAGCCGCACCCTGTAACTGCGCCTGACGGCCCGCCACAACTTG